ATCCTAGCCGCCGGCGTGCCGGTCGTCGCAGAGATGATCAAGAGCATCGGCGGCGCGATCGGCCGCCGGTTCGCTGGGCTCAGTGTCGACGACCAGATCCGGCTGCAGCAGGCCGACGTGGCGCGGCTGCAGGCGCTCGCGCAACTGGACGCGCCGACCGGCACGCCGAGCGCGTGGGTCGTGGATCTGCGCGCGTCGTTCCGCTACATCGCGGCCGGCGGGTTGGTCGCTGTAGGCTGCGCGGCGATGCTCTACGGTGTGGCGCAGAACGATGCCGACATCATCGACATCGGCGCCCAGGTCGCGGGCTTTCCGTTCGCGTTCGTGTTCGGCGAGCGCATGGTGCTGTCGCTGAAGACGAGGGCGAAATGAGCGGACTGCTTGAGCAGATGCGCGCGGCCAAACAGGCGCGCAATCAAGGGCTGTTGTCTCACACGCCGCAGCAGCAAGTCACCGGGCGGCAGGTGGCCGACGCGATGCAGTCGATGGGCCTGCTCGCCTCTCCGATCCCGGTAGTGGGCGACGTGGCGGGCCTGCTGGGTGATGCTGCGATGTATGCGGCAAAGCCGGAGGAACGGACGATCGGGAACTTTGCAATGACGGCGCTCGGGGCGCTACCATTTGTTCCGTCGGTGGCGGGCGCGGCAAACCGGGCCGGTCTAACGAAGGGTTTTAGCTCTAAAGGGCTACTCGACCGTGACCTGTACCACGGTAGCAATCAAATAATTGACCGGCTCAATCCTAAAAAGTACGGCTCAAACACCAAGGCAGATGACGCGATGCAAGCGTTCTGGGCGGCTGGGCACGAAGCGGATGCAAACCGATACGCGGAACTAGCGGTAGATAAGTTTGGTGGCGCAGAAACCATGCACAGGTTACGCGCGCAAGCAAAGAACCCGTTAGTGATTGGCGTTGAGGGCGAAAGTACGGTTCGCGGGAAACTGCTTGAAAAGCTATTGACAAACAAAGAGGCGGCGTTTGCTTACGCTCGGAAGTACGGTCACGACGCCATTGTGTGGCCAATTGGAAACGCAAACGACTCAGATTTTACGGTTGCCGTGCTTGACCCGAAGTCTGTAAACTTCCTAGACGCCCGCGTGTCAAAAGCAAACAAGCGAGCCGCGAACACCGTTGATGATTTTGATTGGTCGTCAGTCCCTAGCAGCATCTGGGACTAAATTCGCGCCGCCCGCCGACGCCGCGCAACGCTAGGCCGCCCGCAACCGTTTCGCAAGCGCATCCAGCGCCTTACCGCGCTCTATCGCGAGCCGCAAGAGATCGGCGTAGATGCCGGGCGGCGGATCGGTCGTGCCCGCCGCCCAGCGCCGCACCGTGCGGTCGCTGACGGCGAGGTCACGGGCCAGCTCGGACTGCCAGCGCGGCCCATACAGGGCTTCGCCGGTCTCGGTCAGCAGGCGACTCACTGCGCCCGGCGCTCGGCGGCGAGGTCGGCATTCCGGGCGACACCTTCGACTGCCATGCTGCACAGCTCTAGCCATTCCGCCTCGCCGATCTCGTCGGTGTCAGCATAGTCGCCGACCAGCAGCATCTCGACCATCGCCTCCGCCTCGGCTTCAGTCGCCACCGGACCCATCATTTCCGCGATTTGGCCGAGGTTCATTTGTGCGTGGATCTTCATCGTGGCCTCCTAGCCAACTGGCGCGGGCCTTATTGCCCTGCGCATGTATGTATTGTCCGCGATCTAGGACATGGTGTCTAGCGCGATCCGTCGCGCACCGACCCGATAGGATGACCCGCGCCGGCCCGGCGGCGAACAGGGCTACCGCTCCTCACGTCGTCGCCCGGATGACGGTGCGTCTTGTTGGCCCGCCGGGCACGCGCTCGGCGGGCGTTTTGCCCCGGCCAAGCTGTCAAAAACTACCCCAGCACACCCCAAATTCCCTGGCGTTTTCGTGCCTGTTTCTTGTGCAGCGTATTGGACAGCAAAACGCGGAGAGCGGCTATCCATGAGGGTTTCCGGGCGTTTGGGCAACGAATGACCGAGTACCTGATATATCGAAAAACGCCGGGAAAAACCGCGATTGTCTAAAACTTTCCGGCCAAATGTCTAAAACTCAGCCCGGTTTTGGCTGCTTCGACAGGCGTGCCGCGTACCGCTTGACGCGCTCTGCGTCTTCGGGGCGTACCCACACTTCCACGCGCACCAGCCCGGCCGCCGCGCGCCGCTCGCGCAGGGCGGCGACGCGGGTGCGGGAGGGTTTCGGGACGGTCACGACGCCGTGGCCGGGGCTTCGGCGCAGTTGTTGATGCGGTTAAGTAAGCGAGCGACTTCGCGGACATGGTCGTTTATGCGGTAGTAACGATCCGCAAAGTCAATCTTCATTTCGACTCTGAACGGCCCCGCGACGCGGTATACCGAGACGCATTGGCGAGGCCTTTTGGCGTTCGAGTCGCGCTCGGAATCGTTCGTGAAGACGCTGAACGACGCGGGCACGTTCGCTCTCAAAAATTCGATCAGAGCCGCGCTGCTGACGCGGCCCCGCACGGTGCAGGCTTCGATGATTTGAGTTTCGGTGAACATGCTAGGTTTCCAGGGGTAGGGGTGGCGGTTAAAGGTACTCGCGGCCGGTGCGGATGAACTGCTCGGCGAGTCGCATTGCCGTCGACTTGAGGAACCGCTCGCGCTCCCCGTCGCGCAGGACGACATCGAACCGCTCAAAGTTCGCGCCGCGCACGGCCCACGTACGCTCGCCAGCAAACCGGGTCAGCAGCGCGCGGGCCTTGAATCCCTCGACGGTTACGGTGATTTGCTCGATCGTCTCGCTGCGAAAGGTGCTGGTGTTCATTTCGTGTTCCGTTGCTGTTGCGTTGTCGATGGAGTAACTGTACGTCGTTACCGGTAACGCGTCAACAGGCAAACGCGCGAACACTAATCCTTTGGGATTACCGCAACACCAGCTTCCGTCTCAATCCACACCCGCGCCCCGCACGGCAGCGGCTGGTCGGGGCTGTAGACGATGCGGCACGGCCCGTCGATGGCGACCTCGTGCGCGTAGGTGTTCGCCTTGTACGTCTTGACCGTCAGCACCGGCTCGCGCTCGCCGGTCTTGGCATTGCGGCGGATGACGTGCTGGTTCACATGAACGATGGTTTTCACGCCGCTTTCCCCCGCTTCATCACCGGCCCCGCGACGATCGGCACGACCCGGTCGCGCAGGTAGATGCGGGTCGTCTTGGCGTCGGTGTGCCCGAGCAGCGCTTGGGCGTCGATGCCCTGCGCGCGGGCGTCGGTCGCGGCCATCGCGCGAATGTCGTGAATCGTCGCGCCCTCGACGCGCGAGGCGGCGAGCGCCTTCACCCAGCGTTTTCGGATCACCGCGTACGTGAGCGGCTTAAACCCGAACAGGTACGGCGGGCGCAGCGCGTTAGGCTTTAGCGCGCGAGCTGCGGCGACCGCGTCGCGTAGTTCGGTGGTCCACGCGACCATCAGTTCCGCGCCGGTCTTTTGCTGCCGAAACATGATGCCCTCGTCGCTGATGTCGGCCGACTTGATGCGGGCTACGTCCATGACGCGCTGCCCGGTCGCGTAGCACAGCAGCATCACCGCTCGCAGCAGCGCGTCCGCGTTCGCGTGGATGCGTTGGAACTCGGCGGTCGTGAGCCTGCGCGTGCGTGGCGGCATCGGGATTCGGTCGATGTCAGCGGCGACGTTCGTCTCAAGCAGCTCGTCTTCTACGGCTTCGGCCAGGATCAGCTTCAGCACGGTCAACGTGCGATTGGCGACGCCCGGTGTGTCCTGCAAGTCGCGCCGAAGCTGCTTTACGTCGCGCGGCGTCAGGTCGGCCGGGTCGAACAGTTTCAGCATCTCGCGCAAGATGTCCGCGCACGCGCGGTATTGGCGCTGCGTCTCGGCGGCTTTGGGCTTTCCGGTCTGCCGGTCTTTCAGCACGCGCGGCAGCATCGTATCGATCAGCGCCGGCATCCCGCGCGCCGTGGCGGCGGCAGGCGCTGCGATCAGCCGCGCGTATTCACGCAGTGCCGGCTGCAGTTCGGTCCCGAGTCTGCGCCACACGCCGCGGCGGACGAGGTAGAACGCGTGGTGCTTGTGGTACATGCACGCCGGTAGGTGCCGATCCTTTTTGCGCGGGCGGTTCATCTAAATCCCTCCGAAACACCACGAGCGACCCGTCCGGCCGCACGCGATAGGGTACGCCGATCGCGTCCAGCACTCGCCGCTGCGCGCTAGGCTTCACTCGAGCGGTGAGCGTGGCGAGCTCGGCGGGGGTGAGGATCACGACCCCCCCAGCGCCATCCGCATTGCCTCGCGGTGGTCGGGCTGCGCCGCCAGCGCGCACCAGTGCGTGCCCTCGCTGCTGCTGCGGATGTACGGGCACCGCTGCTGCGCAAGCTCGGCGCGAAGCCGCTCAAGCTCATCGCACGCGCGGCGCAGGATGTGGTCGGGCGCCACGTCGGCTAGGTGGTAGGCTTGGCGCAGGCGTTGCACGATGTCGTCGCTCATGCCACCCTTTCCACCATGCGTGCCTGCACCGCAAACAGCCCGCCGTTGAACCGCACGTACACCTGATTCGAGCTGCACGCTCGCACGTACTCTGCAGTCCGCCCGGCAAGCCTCCCGCTCGTCACCCTCAGCGGCTCTCCGAAGCGATAGCCCCAGCGGTTTCGCGGCAAGCGCTGCTTCAGCGGCACGTGCAGTGCGCGTTCAAGCTCCGCGATCACGTCCGACACGTCGATGCCGTCCCCGTGGATTTCGCGCAGGACAGCGAGCGCGGTGGTCGCTGCTGATCGCAACGTCATGCCGCCTTCCTTAGCGCCGGCGGCTGGATCGCGCCGCGCACGAACATCAGCGCCAACTCGACGCGGTTGCGGGCGCCAGTCCGGTCGCGCGCATGCTGCAGGTGCGCCTTGACGGTGCCTCGCGCGACACCAAGCTCGGCGGCGATTTCGCTGTCCTCCAGGCCGCGTGCGACCAGCGACACGCAGCGGAATTGCATCGCGCTCAGTCTCATGTCGCCGGCTCCGTTTCCGTGAGCTGCTTGAACATCTGCTCAACTTCCGCCAGGAACTCGCGCGCAGCCGCTTCCACCGCGTCGCGCTCCTCCTGCGTCGGCGTGAATCGCACGACGAACAGTTGCAGGTGCCTTGGCAAGCGCGGATCGAACGCGACGAACTCGACCGCCTCGAACCCCGCACACACACATTGCGCGGTCATCTGCGCCTTGTGCTCGTCGGGCACGACGCCGGCCAGCCGCCACGAGAGGTACTTCGCGGTCGTCGGGCACTTCACTTCGATGCCCAGCGTGTCGCCGATGCGCCCGTCCGGGGAACAGCCGTAGTGCAGAATCGTCGGGTGCGGGATGAAGCCACACTCGTCGATCAGCAGCCCCGTGTTGGCGCTGTACGCGGCTTTCGCGGCCGGCTCGGTGTCGATGCCGTGCTGCATGGCTGGCGTTACGTAGTGCGGCACTACGTCGCCGGTTAGGCGCTCGGCCAGCACTTCGATCTTCAGCGCCTTGCGTTCCGCCGAGTCCGCGCCGGATTTGAGTTTGGACATCGCCGCGGCCATGCGCGACGCGGTCAGGCATCCAGTCCTGTCGGCGAACCATTGCGCGGTGCCTTGCTTGCTCACGCGGCCTCCTTGATCGCCGCAGCGCGGGCTGTAAACGCGTCCAGCATCGCCGCGCGCTCGTCCTCGGTCAGCGTCTTGAACACCTTGCGCAGTGCCACGTCGTCCGCCGCGCCGTCGATCTGCTTGGCGATGTCCTCGCGGCGCTCCTGCGGCACGTTGTCGCCGGGCTTGGTGTCGGGCGGCAAATCCTCGCCGTTGTAGATGTACAGCCCGATGCCGTGCAGCGCGACGGCTTTGGCAAGGCACCGCTGCATCGCGGTGTTCACCGCAAAGCTGTCGGGGTTTGCGATCGCCTTGTTGCGGTGATCCATAACCGGCAGTTGCGCGGTGCGCGCGACGCCGAACGCGGTCACGGTGCAGAACACCATCGCGGTCTCGCCGATGCGCACGAACGGCAAACCGTCATGCCAACGGTATTCCCAGGTCGCGCTCGGGTCGTGCAGCATGAGCTGATCTGCGGCCCACGCCCACGACATATAGTTGAGTCCGTTCTTCTTCTCGACGTACTTGGACACGTCAAGTTTGCGCAGATCGGCGTACTTCATGCGGTTCTCCTTAGATGTCCATTGCTCGGCTTGAACGCCAACCTCGGCGTGCCAGCGGTCCGAGTCGTCCGCCCGGTCGTCCATCACAGCGACCCCAGCACCGTCCACAACATCCACAACCACGTACCCGACAGCGCCGCTGCGCCGACAACCTCGAGCAGCGTCCACGCGCGCCGCTCGCGCGCTGCCGGCCGGTACAGCGGCCCGCCGAGCACCGGTCCGGCGCGGCGCGTGATGAACGGCGCGGGCTCGGTCGGCAGCGGGTCGCGCACAGGGCGCACCGGGTGCGGCAGGCGCCCGAAGGGATCGCCTGGGTAGCGAGGCGCGTTCATGGCCGGCTCCGCAGCCACGCCGCAAACTCGTCGCAAAGCGCGTTGCGCGCGTCGAGCGCGTCACGCAGCGCGCGGAACGCGACACTGTCGTTACGGTCGGCCAGCACGGCTTCCGCCGCGCCGTAGAGCCGCCCGTCGGCGCGGGCGACAGCCGACCAGTGCTGCGCCCACCAGTCGGCCTTTGCTACGGCGCGGCCGACCTCCGCGTATGCCTCTGCGGGCGCGTTCACTCGGCGCTCCAAAGCCGCACGGTGGCGTAATAACGGCCGTCGGTGGCCGGCGAGACAACGGGCCGCTCGCCGCGCAGCCACGGGTCCGAGCCGGACCAGTAAGTGATAGCGGCGTGTTGCACCGCCGCGTGGTCGTCGCCGCTGAACTCCAGCAGCAACCCGCCGCGGCCGGCGGTGGGCAGGTGCGTGACGCGCACCGAGTCGAGAACCTGGGTCATCGGCTTCTCCCGCCGCGTGAGTGCGGCATGGGGAAGATGGTGACACAAGAAACTCTTACAAGCAAGAGAAACTTGCAGCGCAGCGCAAGAAAAAGGCGCCGGAGTGGCGCCTTGCGGCTGTGTCAGTGCTTTTTGATCTTGCCGGGCGGTGCCTTGCCGGGATACGGGTTCGCCGCGGATCGTTTGGTCGGGTCAGCGGCGACTAGCAGCGCGTTCGCGGTCTGCATCAACGCTTCCTGCAAGTGTTCGGGTAGCTGCGCGTAGATCCCGACTAGCTGGTTAGCAATTGGGTCGTGCGGCCTGCCGTCACCGTCGCGGCCGGTAACCAGCCATTCCTCGGTCACGCCGAGGGCGGCGGCAACCTGGGCCAGCCGCGTGCGCTTCGGCGCGGTCGAGAGCACCTTCGGATTGGACGGGTCGGGCTCCGTCTCCCATTGCTGGACGGTTTGGTAAGTCACGCCGACACGCTCCGCGAGCTGCTGCTGCGTGAGGTTGAGGGCGGCCCGTCGAGCTTTGATGCGCGTGTGTATGGACTCCACCGGCCAAGGGTACGCAATGGCCTCTTGTGGCGCACTGCCGGACTTTCTTGCAATGCTAGAAAATCTGGCGTATGGTGTGCGCATGAACTCAACCTCCGTGAACCTTGTGCCAGTCGGAGCAGATGCGCTTGAGAAGGCCATATTGCAAGCCGGCGGCCTGACGAAATTTTCGGCGGAACTAGGGGTCGCATACCAACTCGTGCAGGGCTGGCGGGCCGACGGACGGAAGTTCGCGACCCCAGCCGAGTATGTGTTGCGCGTAGAGCGGGTGAGCGGCCTGTCGCGCCATGAGCTGCGCCCCGATCTGTACCCCGCTGACTAATGCGGGGGCCGGCAGTGACGCGAGCGCAGCGAGCGAAC